AAGCGTGTCGGTTGTTGTTATTAATTTCATATTTTTTATGAGGTGTAGTTTTGGACAGTTGAATCAACAGACATACGGCTAAAATTATTGTTATCCCCGCCAAAATTATTTGAGTATTTTTTTTCAAAAACACCAAAATGAATTGGATTATTTGCATCCATTTTATTCCCAAGAGCTCTATTTTTTTCAAGAGAATCTCTCTTAAACATAATTAATGGTGCTTGCATTTTACCGTCCTTATCTCTATAATACCCATCTTTTTGAACTGATGCCCATCTTTCTGGTGAACCGTAAATGAAAGGAACAGGTACTTTTATTCCGTTTTGTTGTACGGATGGTTTAATTACATTTTGAAAATAGTATACAATTGCAGAATCTATATCTTTTAATCCAACTGAGAAATCTTTTGTATCGTCATTCTTCCTTGTTCTTTGATTTTCTCTTCTTTTATTTGCTGGCACAGGAGCTTTACCATTATTCAAATATGGTGTAATCGTCTCTTGAGACAATTCTACTTGTGATTTTGGTATAGGCTTTCTTGTTTTTGCCATTATAATCTATCTTTTACAATTGCTACTTTGGTTGATCTAGTTAAGTGACATTCCAATATTAACGATACGGATGCTCCAAAATTACTTCCATAATCAGTTAGACTATATGCATTGTCTTTCCCTAAGAATAACTGGTTCTCTGTAATGTTATCTATTTCGTAGTAATTCTCCATCCACATTACAATATCTCCAATCTCAGGTTCAGTATTTGTATCTATTAGATCCTGTCTTAACATATTGAATTTAACCTCTCTTACAATATCCACCCCTAAATCATCTACAGTTGATCTTTGATCTCCTCTCTGAATTAAGCAATTATATTTGATTGGAGACCAGAATACTTTTTCCATTCCCTCTCCATAGATATTTGCAGTAGTTTGTTCTAAAGACATTTTATAGAATAGGATTTCCTGCTCTATAACGTCTGAGAGAAGTTCTCTGTTAATTCCTGTGAATAATCCAAAATCTCTTTGACTACCGAATATCATTATCTATTTGTTGGTTCTATTGTATTTGATGCTACTTCTACTCTTTTTATATTAGGTACAAGCCTGAAAGCATCTTTTCTTATTTTTTCATACACCCCTTGTGCCGGTCTTGAAGTAAGTATTTTTACTTTTAAAACCACTATGTTAGTTTCTTCACTAGAATCTATAGCAGTTACTCTTGTAACTCCAGGCATAGCTCTAATAAAATCAGCTACTTGAGAAGCAGTAATTTCGTCTGTATGCCTTACTCTCATTAGTCCCTGGTATAGGCTAAATTCTTTTGCTTCAGTTAATATATCTTTTAATTTCATTATCCTATATAAATTAACATTGGTACTTGGCTAAGAGTTTTACCTAAAGCCTCTACTTCTGCTGCTTTTCTTTCTAATTGTGCTTGTTTTGAAGTAGCATCTAAATCCCCTCTTAATTTTTCCAATAATGCTGTTTTTTCTGTTCTAGCATCTGATAATAAATCAGCTTGATTTAAAGTAGCTTCTGAACCTGGAATAGGAACTGTTGTATATTTTCCTCTAACGTATGCTAATAATTCTTTTGCAAGTGCTAAGGTATACCTATAAATCCATTCCCTACCTGGTGTGTTAATCTGAGTAAAGGAAGGATTTGTATATGGTACATTTGATATATTTGTTATTGGAGTTCCTCCTGTAGCTGCTGCAGCAGTATTTGCATTATCACTTAATCCCTGTTTTTCTGCTACTTTATAATATTCAAATCTTATATACCCTGATCTGGTTGGTACTGGAAATAATCTTAATTGATTATCGATTATTTCAAAAGAGTATGCTGATTTTCTTACCTGGTCATTAAATTCAATTGCCTGTACTTTTAATATATCATAAGAAATTGGCATTAATAAGAAATTAACCCCTGGTGAGTATGATCCAAAATCAAAAGCATCCATAAGTGATTGAATACCTGTTCCTGTACCTGCATAAGGATCAAAGTATCTCATAATGGCAGGTGGTGCTTGGTAAAATACTTTTCTTATTTCAATTGATCCTGTTATTCCTTGACCAATCGCCCATTGTTTTACATCATATACTTGCTGTCCAGAAATTACTTCTATTGATCCAGTATACATTCTTACGTTACCTCCTACACCTGCTTCAGTTCCATATGCTTCAGATAATCTAATCGTATTTTGAATAGAAGGCGTAATTACTGAATTATTTAGATTTGATCCTGTTGGACCTCCTTCTAATGATAGGTAATTCTGTACTACTTGTGCTTGATATACTTCATTTCCGTAAGTAGTTACAGCTTCTTCAAAGCATGCATAAAATGATCCTGAGTTAAGTTCAACATCCATTAACGGATATCCCAACCTAATGGCACAATATTTTGCTACCTTATCTGCTGAGGATGAAAATTGGTTATCTGCATCGTAAAATCCGAATGGTGTTTGACCTGGTGAGAATGTAGAACTACCATTCCATATTGATACTGTTGCCATTGACTATAATTTATTTATAAATAGCAAGTTTCTATCAATCTCTAAAATCCTGATATACTTTTAGTATAGGGGATACTATTTCGTGTCTGTGGTTTGCTTTTAATGCAAAGACTTTGAATCCTTGTACTTGTTCTTCAATACGAGTTAAGAAAGAAAACCCAGTTTCTTTTTTTACTTTAAGATCAATTTGTGCTAAATCCCCACAAATTACCATTTTAGAATTCTTACCTAATCTCCCTAGTACAGTTTCCATTTGATCGTGAGTAACGTTTTGTGCTTCATCTACAATGACAAAAGCATCCACAAACGTTCTTCCTCTCATAAAAGCAAAAGGAACTATTTCAATATTTCCGTATTCTAATTCTTTATCTACTTTTTCCTTACCGTAGAGCATGTATAAGTTATGATATATTGGTGCTAACCAAGGATCCATCTTTTCTTTAAGATCGCCTGGTAAGAATCCTAATTCTTCTTTAGCTACAGTTGGTCTTGTTATGATAATCTTCTCTACTTCTTTACTAAAAAGCATATCGAGTGCTGCTTGCACTGCTACTAAGGTTTTTCCTGAACCTGCCATTCCCTTAAGTACAACTACCGGATTTTCTACAATAAGGGCTTTTGCTTGTTTTTGTTCTTCATTAAGTTGGAGTTGGAACTTAATTGGATTCTTCGGTTTTCTTTTTTGAGTAAAAACCTGATCGGTGTGATGATTTGAAGACATATGTTATAACGTTATCGTTTAATATAAATATACGAACTTTACTTATATAAAAAAAGAGGACCGAAGTCCTCTTTAGTTTTTTATTCATATTTCGATTACACTGTTGCAGCGTCTGATACGAAAATTTTCCCGTAAAACTCGGGTCTGATCATTTTCTTAGCGTATCTTGTCATAATACCTTTTCTCGGAGTAAATGTCGCTGGATCGTACACTAGTGGTGTCATCATTAATGGAATATATGGAGCATAAACTGCACCTGTTTCCAAGAATTGAGATCCTCTGTAACCCATTAAGATAATGTTTTCAGTCATGTAAGGGTTTTTGTAAACTCTAAATCTTGAGTTTAATTGTCCAACTTTTTGAACTCCCATTGCAAAATCCATTTTATCACCGTTTGTATCTGCTGCATATCCTGGAATTGATTCTAAGATTGTAGCTACAGTTGGAGAACATACTAAGAAGTTTGCTCCACCTCTAAGTGTTTTTTGGTGAATTTTGTTAGATACTTTTTGGATTTTAGTTCCGATAGTTTGGAACCATTGTCCTTGAGTATTATAGAAACCAGAAGTTGATGTTGTCCATGCTCCGGCTGCAGTTGTACCAGTCCATACTTTGTTGTTAACAGCTGACCATCTTTCAGTTGTAGCTGCGTCTTGAATCAACATATCAATTAACTCTAAGTCAATCTCCATAGAGATGTATTCCGATAATAATGATGTTAATTCTGCTTCAGCATCGATTGAGTGGTAAGCGTTAAGATCTTGTGCAAACTCTGGAGTCCATTGTGCTTTCAATTTTCTTGTTTTAGCAACGATAGCTTCAGAAGCAAGTGTTACGTTAATTTCAGGAATTGAAATTGTAGATGGTGCTTGTCCGCCAGTGGTTGGAATTTTTGTAGATCCATCCTCAAAGTCACCTCTTGATGTATCAAGTGGTTGTACTGAGTATGCTACTGATCCTACAACAGTTCCTGCAGCGTTGAAAGTTTTTTGAGTTGTATCAACTACGAATACTACTGTATTAGAAGAAGATAAGTAAGTTAACTCCGGATTAGTTGTAAAGTCTACTGATCCTGATAATAATCTGAAAGATCTAATAGCTTCTAAGTCTGAACCTGATAGGAAAGATGTTGCTACTTTTACTTCTCTAAAGTTAGTTGCTGTTAAATCTGTGTTATACGCAATAGATGCAGATGATGCTGATCCTGTTCTGGTGTTGTTAAAGATGCAGTGTATTGGTTAGCAGAGTATCCGAATCTACCTGCTCCATATAAGCCTCCTGATACTTCTTCGTCTACTCCTATTTTATCGTTAGCTGTAGATACGTTTCCGTACATGTTGTTTGCACCTGTACTAGTAAATCCATTTGTTGTAGTACCATATTTAAAGTCTAAGTAGAAAATAAGACCTGATGGTAAGTTCATTGGTTGAACAGATAAGAAATCTTTAGCTGAAATTTGAGCGAATACTTTACGTACTAATGGTAAAGCTACTCCAGCCCATTGCTCAGCACCACCTGTTGATGTACCGATTGCACCGTTACCTGTTTGAGATGCTTCAGATACGATTTGTTTTGCTTGATTCTCAAGAATCATAGCCATGTTGTTTCTGTCGTTTACGTTAGAGATCCCCTCTAGTAAACCAGATTTAGCCCATTTTCCTGAAAGACGTTGAGCATCAGCTTGTAACGTCTTATAGTTCCCTGAACCTTCTAATAATTGATTTAATTCCATGTTTGGTTAAATAATTTTTGTTTTGTTAATTAAAATTGTCTTTCTTTGATACCTGCTAGAATTTGCATTCTATTTACTGCTTCTGAAACTTCATTAATAACTTGTTTCTGAGTAGAACCTGCTGGTTTAGATGCAAATGATTTATGCTCTCTAATAGCTGGTTTTGCAGGTTGTTTTGCTACAACATTTTTAGAAACTGTTTCGAAAACTAATTTTACTTCTTTAACTGTTTCTGCTTTGTCGAAAGCTGCTACAACATTTACTTTTTGACCTTCTGTAAGGTTATTTGCTTTGAAAACTTTATTTACGTAAAGTAACTTAGCGTTTAAAAGATTAACTTCTTGAAGTTGGTTTCTTAAGATCTTAACTGTTTTAAGAGCTTCGTTTAAGTCCTCTTCCATTGGATTTGGTTTTTTCATTCCTTCCATTTTAGAATTTTTCATTCCTTCCATGTATCCGTCACCTTTTGTTCCTGCTGAATCATCTCTTTTAGAACCTGGTTTTCTGTGATATGCGTGATTCACTTTTCCTGGAACTTCTTTTGGAGTAGAGTATCCGTCATCTTCAGTCATTTTATCTTCGTGACTTCCTTCTTCTAATTCTCTTAGTAACTCGTTGATGTCGATTTCTTCTTCATCTTCCATACTTGTCATATCATCACCTCCCATATCATCTGCTGGAAGTTCATCTTCCATTCCATCTTCTGCACCTGTTTCTTGTGCTACGATGTCTCTGATTAGATCTTTTAGGTCTTCGACTGACATGTCTTCGATGTTAAGTTCTTCCTCTTCACCCTCTTCTTCTTCTTCAGTTGGCTCTTCTTCGTCTTCTTCAGGAGCTTCTTCGTCTTCTTCTTCTCTAAGAACATTTCCATGTCTTCTTGGATTTTCAGAGTAGCTTTCTGTTTCTGCACCGTTAATAGTTTCTTCTGATATCTCTTCTTCCATTTCGTCATTTTCCATTTCCTGTAGCTTTTTAGCTAACATTTCTTTTAAATGTGGAGTAATAGATTCTTCTAAAGCTTCTTTAGCGTTGGCGATTGCAGCCTCACGAATAGTTTTTGCTTCAGCAATTGCTTGCTTTAATAAATCTTTGTTTGTTGACATTTTGTTTTGATTTTTGTCGTACGCTTATTGTAGTAGTTAGAAGCGTAATAATGTTTTTACTTTGTAGTAGATGTCATATATATCATGACATATTCAGTAATAAATATATCGTATTTTCCGAAACATAAAAAACCCACCTTTATAGGGTGGGTGTGTTTACTTTTCTTTATATGCTAGTTTTAATTATCGTCTTCATTTTCATCATAAATTTCATCATAACTTCCGTTACCGTTTATTTGAAGTATTTTAATAGATTCATCAGTTTCCCTATCATATTCTCCTTTTTCGATAATTTGTACAATTTCCTGGTTTGTATATCCCATACACCCTACTCTGACTGGAAGATTTGTATCGTACTTTCTTAGTTCCAGTATAAGCTTTCCTACTGTAAAGTTTTCAACATTTTCCTTAAGTAAGTACTTTGCTTGCCATTGGTGTATATCAAAATCGTTTTTCATTTTTATTTTTTTATTTGTTTACAATTTTCAAAATGCCATCTAAGCATATTTGGTTTTTGACCTTCTTTGTTACAATGCGGACATTTTAATGTATGTCTGAATGTATTTTTTTCTGATATTTTTTGTCTGTCTGAGATTTCCTGTTTTTGTTTGTCTGATTTTGGGATTCCTAACCTTTGTTCAGATAATCTTTTTTTAACCTCTTCACTTACTTTATATCCTTTTCTTTTTTCAGATATCTTCTTCTTTGTTTCTTCAGAGTGTTTTTTTCCAAACATATAGTTCTTCTCTCCTTTCTTTGAGGTACTCATCCTATCTTTAGTTTCTTCAGACATTAGTCCTGATCTGTCACCTACTTTAGTGTATCTCAGATTTAATCCTGCTTTAGGATCTAGTACGTTGTAATACTCTTGCCAACTTCTCTCTTTTTCGTTTAATTCGGTGCTTTTACATTCTTCAATTATCTCAAAGATATGTTTTACTGGTGTGTACTTTTGTAGGGATCTGAGTAGCTTTACCTGTTGTGTGCAGTTTAGTTTTTCGTAGTACTGGAATCGCTGTTCTATTTTAGTACTTTGTCCTACGTATATTTTCCCTGTTGGGGATGTTATTTTATATATTCCTACCATTTACTTTCTTTATTATAAATAGCAAGTTTATCCCATTACACCAGTTAAGCTCTTAGTATATTGTTTATGATTGAGTCTAGTTTTGCATACTTATTTATACTCTGTTTTCCCTCATTAAGGCGAATAGGTGTCATGAAAGCTCCATCTGTACTCGGATTTGAGACAAAATCCCAGCATACTAACTGAAAGTCGTCTTGAACCATTAAAGTTCCTTCATTTGTTTGTTGTACTGATCCTGTTCCACGAGATGATATTCCTATTGTATGTCCTCCTCTTAGGATTTCTTTTACGATGTTTCCTGAAGGGGTGTTTAGTAGTTCTACTTTTCCCATCAAATCATCACCTTGCCACCATAATTCCTTTACAACATGTGAGGCATTTTTTAATGATACAACTGGAGATTCTGGATGATCTAATTCACCATATGCATTCCCTACTTTTACAAAATTCTCTACATAGTTTTTTACTTCTTCTTCAAGAATTTCTCTTTTATAGATTCTTCCGTTTTGATTCTTTGCTCCTGCTCTTTGCATAATACCTGTTACTTCAAAAACACCTGGTTTGGTTTTTGATTCAGTAAGAAGTCCTTTGAAAGGAGTTACATTTATTAATAGTGGATTGTTCATTATAGTATATCTTTTAATGATATTGATTCATCCATTCCTTCACTATCAGCTTGACGTCTATCTTGATTTGCTAGGCTCTGTAAAGCTCCTGCTTTTGCTCTATTAATCAGACTTAGTAAATGTTTAAATTTATTATCTTCTGTAGTTGATGCTTGAACTTGTGCTTGTTTATGTAATTTTTCAAATTTAGAAGGTTCAGTTTCGTACATTGTCATAAATTTACGAACCATATTTTTGTCTGCTTCTGTATCTGTTGCTTCTTCTAAATCTCCGTCAATAAAAGGGTCCGAGAAGTTTTCGTCATCGTAGTCTATTTCATCTTCTTCTGGATAATCTTTATTTGAGTAATCTCTAAAGATTGCTAAAAGACCTCGGTTATATCCGTAGATTTGATGATCATCTAAAAAGTCTGCTAAATTATCAGCAACTGCTTCTTCTTCTGGACTTGTTAATATGTCAAATAACATATCTGTGTATCCGTAGATTTGATTATCTTCTAAATAATCTTCTAACTCTCTTTTATACTCAGCGTCTGTTTTAGATCCTTGCATTTCATATAGATCTTCATCTGGTTCTGGATAGTAATCTCCAAAATCACTTACTGGTCCATAATCTCCATGATCATTTGCTCTTTCTTCTCTTTCCTCATCTTGATCATATAGATCTGGATCTGTATTCTCTAAAAGTATATTTTTTATTACTCCTTTGATTGCTTCTTTTAGTGCTGCTTTTTTAAGTCCGTTTTCTTTATCAACTTCGTTTTTTGGAGTTGCATCAATCATTAAATCAGTTCTTTTTGCATTTGCTTTTACTCCTGCTACTTGATTTGTATAAAAAATTGTATCTTTTTCTAGATTTTTAAGAACTTTTCCTAATGCTTTTGTATATTCTTCCGGTGTTGGAGTTCCTAAGATATTTAATCCTTCCAATTCAACTCTTAATCCTCTTAGTATTTGTTCGTATGGATATTTATCCATATCGTTGGTTGGTTTGTATCTGTAATCTGTTAAGCTTTTATTTGTAAGTCTAGCTTCGTTTACGTTCTCTACTTTTACAATTTCTTCTGGTGTAAACTGAGATAAAAATTCTCTAGGAGAACTTTGTATTGATTCTCCATCTTTATCATAAATGTTGATACCTTCTATGCTAAAGAATAATCCGTTATTTCCTTGATACATATCTTCCCAATCTCCATCTATGGCGAAATAGTTACCATCTGGTAATTCTAAGATTTTAGAATAATCTTCTTTTACAGTTTCTTTGATCTCCTGATCAGCATGAACAACGTTTGCTATATCTTGATTTATCATATAACCGCCATTGGAAGTTACAAATGATTTAGGATCATTTGGAAGATGAAATCTAACATTTCTATAAATTTTACCGTTTTTAAGCTTTACATTCTTAAGATTTTTAGTATCAACCTCTTCTTTTATAGCTTGCTTACGTCTTTCTAATTCAGCTTTTACTCTTGCAATTTGATCTTGGTTACCTTCAAATCTAGATGAGTTAATTATCATATCAGCAAGTGCATCGTCAGAGTAATCTTTAAAACTCTCTTCAGTACTGTATGCTTCTCTAATCATTCCTCTGTTCTTAAGAATTTTAACAGCATCATCGTATCCATTGAAATGAGTTACTAGATTTGGTTGCTCCATTCTAGCATCTCTTAGGAACTGATCTTTTGTAAATTTTCCTTCGTTTATTCCGTTATATTTTTCTTGTAATGTTCTCATGTTATCTTTTATCAGATTTTTTTACTACCTTGTCTAGCTTATAACCCATTTCTTCTGTTTTTTTTACTGCAGGACTTTTATCCATTTCTGTTTCTGAAACAAAAGCATGTGGTGTATTTACTTGTATTTCATCTAAGTATGCAAAGGCTTTTGTATCATATGGACGTTTTTTTAACTTAACTGTCGTAAAACCTAATCTTTCTCCTTGCTTTGTAGCAGCATTTTTACCTTGACCTTTTTTAGCAAATGCTTTAGGAGTTGAATATCCTCCAACAGCACCAGTCACATTACCTTCCTCTTCAAGTACTTCTTTAATCATCTGTTTTAATTGTGACTTTTTCATACTCTTTTTAATTCTCCTACTAATTCATAGTACTGCATAAGAGTAACTAAATGGTTATCGGTAACCTTTTCTGTATTTTTAACTGGAGTAATTGATTTAGCTATTTCGTCTAATTTAATTTTAACGATTTGATCTTCAATTCTTGGTTTTAGTTTTGTAATCTGCACTTGTATTTTACCTAATTCCTCATTAACTAATGATCTTAGTTTTGTAGTTGAGTTTGCAGAGATAATAAATTCTCTAAGTATGTTCTTCTGTTCTGGAAGAAGATCAACATATTTATCGTTAAATTTCTCTAATAATATTTTATAGGTAAGTAGTCTTAAATCCTTATCGTATTTTGAATATTCTTCAATTAAGGTATCTTTTGCACTATTTACATCCTGTTTTGTTTGTAAGAAATGCTCAAGTAATGTTGTCTTATTATCTACAAAGACTTGAGGATCTACTAATCCTTCTGTATTTTGAGCTTCCATTAAACAATACAAAGCAGCTAATGGTTTATAACTTTCTACTTTAATTGAGAAAAAATCCTCTAAGTTATAATGGTTCTTTAACTCCTTTATTAATTCGTATTTTTGTTTACTCAAAGTATTCGTATCTATTTTTCTAGATAATTCTACAATAGTAGATAAAATTGCTTCTGCTTTCTTTTGACCTATTCCTTTGTTCTTTAATACAAAGTCGTATAGTTTAAATTCTTTTACTAGAGAGGTATTCCCAGTATAGAATTTTTTTAATATCTTAACTGCCGGTGAGTCTTTTCTTGACAGGGTATCAGCTGCTATTTGTTTTACTAGTAATTCAAATATCAACCCTGTATTCTTATATTTACTGTGTTTTACTTTCACGGTATTCTTTGATTTATTAATAAATAGGTGTTAATTATCTAAATTATCTTTAATATTATCTTCATTCAATAAATCAGACTGTTCCTCTATTTTCTCTTCAAAGATTAATGTCTTTTTAAATGGAGAGAATATATTCTTATTCTGTGTTAAGACTAGTTTTGCCTTAAGATTGCCATGTGCTTTCTTTTTAGATGTATCTTCGCTTACGTTTTCGTTATCACTAGGGAAGCCACCTTTCATTCCATGAACTCCTAATCTATCTCTACCACCCATTGGATCTTTCTGTGTACCTAGAACTGAGAATTTCTCTCTAGGCTTGCCCTCCGGTTGTGGGTCTCTCTCATCATATCCAGCAGGAACATCTCCTTGCTCTCTTGCTCCGTAAATAGAAGCTAAGTCATGCGGTGTTCCATAAGATTCCCCTGTTACTACAGGATCATTCCCTTCATTCTCTATTTGAGATAACCTAAAGTCACGTTTAGCATCTTCTCTAACTAGATCTCTCATTTCATTATACTTATCTTCTGATAGATTAAAGATATAGTCGTAAATATAGTCTGATGAAAATAATTTAGTTTCTTTCATTTGACGAGCTAGGTCAATTTTCTCTTTTAATAAAGCTACTTTTTCTTGCTCGAATATAATAGATGCTGTAGATAATTTAATTTCAAAATTAGTTAGAGATTCACCTTTAAATCCTTGAGCATATAAATGCACCAAAGCAATTTTAGTTAATTCACTTTCTACGATTCTTTGAATTCTTTCTACTGTTCTTGCAAAACGAATATCTTCTGCAGCTAATGTTGCTTTTCCTGATAAATCTTTCTCAAATCCAAAATAAGCTTTAGGTACCTTTAATGCAGCAAACATTTTATCTCTTAGGTATTCAACGTCTTTTATTCCGTCATACTCTAATCCTTTTGTTGTTTCAATTTTTGTAGAAGTATCTCCCCCTCTTACTGGAAGGTAAAAGTCTTCCATCATATTCATCATATTGAATTTTAGGTTATAATCACCTGTTTGTGGGTCAATATAAGGAGTTTTTTTAATACTATTAATTGTTTTTTGCATGAACTGTTCTACCTCATTTGGTGGAATTGCCCCTACATTAATATAAAACATTCTCTTTTCAGGAGCTCTCATGATACGGTGAATTAACATCGCATCCTCCATTAAAGTCATTTGCTTGTAAATTTTTCTAGCAGGTTCTATATAAGATCTACCATAAGGAAGATAATTTGTATCTGCAATTAACCTAAAGTGAGCTACTTCGTAGTTATCTAGATTGATAACTGATTTGTTTGAATTAGGAATATAGTTTGGATCCATCGATGAAGCAAGTCCATCCGGGTCAATTGTAAAAGTTACTTTAGTTGGATTATCTTTATCTACTCCTTCGTGTCTAACCATATGATAAACCGTGTAAGGAAGTACATTATATACTCCAAATTCTTCTGAGATTTCTAGTTTTAAAAAGAAATCACCGTACTTACACATATTTCTAATCCATGACCATAGATTAAATTCAATATTTAATACATCGTAATATAGGTTGTAAAGAACTCTTTGTATATTTTCATCCGAAGATTTTATAGATAGTACTTCGTTATATTCGTTTCTTAGAGTAGCTTCATCTGCTAGGATATCTAAGCATGATGCGATAAATGGATCTGAATCCATTGCTTCATAATCTGAATATAGTTGAATTCTTAATGTTTGGTAATTAAGATTTGGATTAAATATATTCTTATTGTTGTATATGTATAGACGAGAAAATCTATCTAGTAGTGCATTTGTTTGATATTTACCAGTAGTTTGTATCTGATTAATATCTGCTATTTTTAGTTCATCTCCTCCTACATTTCTAACTAAGATATCTGTTGAAAACAGTCTCTGTAGGTTGGAAAATAAATTTCTTTCTGCCATTGTTAAATATTTTATTTATAAATAGTGGTTATCCCAATAGCCAAGTGAGATCCTCATCCCCATGGCTTGTTTTCATAAGATAAGGATTATTTCTCATGGGAGCAACATTAAAAACCGGTGTATCTTCTCTTTGATTTAAACTAACAAGGGAGTTCATTGTGGCTCTTGAAAGGTCCATTCCCTGTTGTCTCATTTTAACGGCTGTATCTCTTACATAAAGTGCAATAGCTAGTGGCATTACAAGGTCATCATTATATCCGATCTGTGCTTGTGGTTTTCCATTTTTCCAAACAAATACCCTTAACTCAGCCATCGTTCTTTTGGACTTGATTATAACTGATTTCTCTCTAATATATTCAGTTAACTTTGCAATTACTAGTGGTCTTGTTCTCAAGGACATTGTAAATCCAGGAACTAACTTATCTCTTTCAAACTTAGCCATATATGATTCGACTGTTTCAGTTTCTGACCTTGATGAATAGTATAGGTTCTTATATTCCCTGGATATTACTTGCTCTATTGTTGACCATCCTATATTTGCATTCTCTATTACAAGTAGTGCATCATTATATTCAGTTGCTATGCTTACTAGTACATTTCCAAATTCTTTAGGGGATAATTTACCTTTATATTCTCCTACTTGAGTACATGATTCAATATCAAATATATGGAATGTGGAGTAATCGGTTGAATCTCCTCTAGATACATCGGCAATAATCATATACGATTTTTGATAATCAACCCCTTCCCATATCCATAGATTATTATCTACTCCTCTTTTTTCAATAGGTTCTTGAATATATGTTTCCTCGTAAAAAGATAGTAATTCTGGTTCAATAACCGTATCTCCGGAAGTTAAAAAGTCACAATCACACTCCTGTGCAGCTGCTCTTACTCCTAATTTCTTATCTTGTTCATCTCTCCAATCTTGTTCTCTTTCTGGATGTACTGACCATGGTAATTTAACTGGAATGAATCCATTTTCTCCTGCTTCAGCATCTACCCATGTTTTATGAAACCAGTTTGCAATACCATTTGGAGTGGAAAGGGCCATACATTGACCTCCAGTTGCTAGGGTTTGTTGTGCTGCTGTATATGTTTCTTCAATATTGTCAATGAAAGCAGCTTCATCTATTAGTAACAATGATACTGCTTCTGAACGAGCAGAATCTGTATTTGATGATTTAGCTGTAATTTTAGAACCGTTTTTTAGTCTAAGAGATAATTTATTTTTTTCTGTAAAGGGTAATTGTAACCATTTTGGTAGATTCTCATACATGAAAATCGTTTTAGTTACTAAATTACGTGCTGTTGCTTGAGTAATTGCTAATGCAAGTATATTTTTATCTTTATGAAAGAGCATTAACCACAAAGCATATGCAGATGCTAGAGTAGAGATACCTAACTGTCTTGATTTTAAAGTGATGATATAATTTTCATCTCTAAATAAATGCAGTACGCTTTCTTGGAATGGATATAGGTTGAATAAAATTCTACCTCTTTTTGGATGCTGTATATAGCAGTACTTCTTCATGAAGTAAGCTGGGTCTTTGGCACACTTAATATATTCTTGGGCTACTATTTGTTTAATATCTGGTTGTGACATATTATATAATTATATATAATAAATAGCCGAACATAAAAAAACCCACCTTTGTGGGGTGGGCTTGTTTTATTCTAATAGTAGTTTATTCTTGTGTTCTTGAATTACTAGTCATTTTATTCTCTACTAAGTACTTTCTTAAATCAAATCCTTCCTTTAAATCTGCTTTTGTTTCTTTTTTAGTGAATTTTTTATCACCTAATTTTTCCATCTTCTCGATACCTTTTCTTAAAGTCATGATATCTTTTTTCATTTGTTTAAGTTTCTTTTGATCGATATGATCTGCATCATCTCCTTCTTCAAGTGCTGTTGCTTTTTTTTCTAATCCATCAGCAACTCTTTTCATTTCTTGCATTTTAAATTTATGAGCTTCTTCATCTGTACTTTTATCAATTTCTTGCATAAGTTTTTCGATGCTTTCGTATTTTGGCATAGGCTTTTCTTCTACCATTTCTTCTCCTTCTGGAATTGTTATTTCCGGTGCAGGGTTTGGTAATTGGTTTGGATCATCATGACGACCCATTGTGTAGTCTACGTTATCGTCTTCAGTTACTTCTAATCCTAATGCGTTTTCTACTAATCTAGTTAAGTATTTGTCTCTTTGTGTCATTTTATTTTCTTTTACTGTTTCTTTTTCTTTTACTCCTATCTTAGTTGTTTTACCCCAAGTAGATGTTTTTGTTTTTCCGTCTTTAGTTTTTAGTGTTACTTCTACTTTTCCTGATGGTGTTCTAGCACCTGCAGATACAGATACTACTTCATCTCCTGATCCTATAATATCTCCTTTTTTAAGATGCTGTGCTTCTTTTGAGTTTTTTGATACTTTGTATGATTTAGCTTCTTTTATGTTTGCTGAATCGAGGTTCTGATATACCATTTCTCTTTGCTGTGATGATAGCGGTTTGAAGTTCTCTAAGTTACCTCCAAATTCTGGGAATAGTTTATTTGCAACTCTCATCATTTCTGCATGTTTTCTTTTTTCTGAATTTACCATGTCGAATCCTGCTTGCATTGATGCTGGTGCTACTTCTTCCATTCTGCTTCTACTTGCTAGTATATTGTTAACTGCATTTGGTGTACCTCCAAAACCTTTTGCACCCTTACCGCTTAGTATGTATCTCAATTCTTCGTCTGATATATTGGTATCTTGAATTTGATTATAGTACTTCATTCGTAACATGTTTTCTGATCTTGCATCTGCATCTTTAGTTAGTTCCTCAGGTGATCGGTCTAGTGGTTCGATAGCTGGATTTGAACTAGGTCTAGATAGTATATTTCTATCGTGAATACCTTCTTCCATTTCTTCTTCATTACCTTCCAAATACAATTGTCTATCTAAAATTAATTCTCCTACTATTCCGTAGTTTTCTTCTTCGAATTTTATTAATTCTTCTTCTGTTAATGGAGTTCCATCTTTATACTCTGCATAAGTAATGTAAGCATCTGTGAAGTCTGGATAGTCACTTGTATCTATGTCTTCAATCTCAATTGACCTAATATCTACTGGTTTTCCATTTAATGAAGCTTCTTCGTTCATTTTATTTTTCATTGAATCAGATGCTTCTAGTAAACCTTCTTCCTTTAGTTGTGAATTAATATCCTCTTCAATAAAGTCTGCGATGTACGATGATATCTCTTGTTCGTTTTGTATATCTTCTGAGCTAACAGGTTCTCCAGATACGTCTATTGATATAAAGTCGATATAACCGTCTTCATCTTCTAGTGCATAAAAGCAAGTATCCATTATACTTGAATCTTCTAAGCTGTAGATTTTTACTCCATCTATAGTAGTCATATAAAATCCTCCTGTTCCTTCTTCATCGAAGTATTTGTAATCTTCTTGCTCTTCTTTTAAAAGTTTTGCGTTTTTTGTAAGTTTATTCTCTGTTAAGAATTGTCTTAAATTAAAGTTATCTGCCATTGTGTTTATATTTTTGTTTATAAATAGTTTATTATTAGTTAAAAAGTCCTTTACTGTAATTTATCATACCTTGGTTTATTGATACTCCACTTAAGACCTTTTCAGTATCAATGTTATTTAGCGTATCCCTTG